ATATTGGAATTGTCGTTAAGGATAACGGCGATGGAACAGTTACTTGCATTGAAGGCAATACTGCTCCCGATAAGAAAGGCGACCAACGAAACGGCGGGCAAGTATGCCTAAAGGTTCGCGCCTTTAAAAAGAAGAATGGTTCCAAACTACGTAAGTCACAGGCTGTGTCTATCGTAGGCTTTGGTAAGCCAGTCTTTAAATCATAAGGAGGAAATATGAACGCAGCGTTCAAAGCAGCAGCCCTATCATGGCTACGTGCATCTGCAGCAGCAGTTGCAGCGCTATACATGGCAGGCGAAACAAACCCTAAGACTCTTGCAGCAGCAGGTGTTTCAGGTCTCATTGGTCCAGCCCTTAAGTGGCTTGATTCATCAGCCAAGGAGTTTGGTCGCGGTTCCAAGTAACCGTAAACATCCCGTTTAAGAGGCTTTGCAGCCCCATAGACAGCAGTTAGCCCCCGTCCTGGTCTTCCCCATACCAGAGCGGGGGCTTTTCTGTTTTCCTAGGTGGTTCCTAGAAACCTTTTATCCCGTTTAGTATGTCCTCAATCTTAATCAAATAGCCCTTAGATGGGTTAGGTGGGATGTTGCAGGCTATAGCCCTGCCCCTAATAGTAACAATAGTCTTGAGAGTTTCAGTAGGTACCATAACTACTGCCCCTTCCAACACGAATGCCCAGTACTCAGCCTTTGTGGTTGATAGCCCTGATGGGTACCACTCTTCTTTATTGTGTGACCAGCATACTGTTTCAATATAAACATTGCCAGTATCTTTCCATTTTAAATCTGTCTTTACTTCAATGGTTCTACCACCAGTGAGTAGTTCTTTGACTAGATTTTCTCCGTCATGACCAACTGATAAATCTATATCAAAGTCAGATAGTTTACTCATGCTATATCCCATGCGCTGTAGATAGGTTCTGAAACAATACCTAACTGCTTACGCAACCGTTGCCTCTCTCTAGGTGTAGTACCTGCCCAGTATCCCATAACACTGTGCTTTAATGAATACTCTAAACATTGGTTGCGTACTTCGCAACTCGCACAAATCCGTTGTAGCAAATTCTTTTCACGATACCCTGGCTCATCATCTTCATTAAACCATAACTCTGTATCCGTACCAGCACAGGCTGGTGTTGATTCCCACTTAGGGTAATCAGTCATCCCAACTCTCCACTTTAATTCTTCCTTTATCTATCTTTACTTTATCTAAAAGAATTGCATGACATAATATTTCAAAGAAGCCAGAATAATTTTCTTGCATCCATTGTAAATCTTCTTGTTTCATTTATCCTCCTGTTGAGTAAAAGCCTGAACCTTTAAACTGAACTGCTGGAGCAGACCATATACGCATCATTGTATTACCGCAAGTGTTACAAGCGGGTGGAATTGGTTCGTTAATCTCTACAACTTCTAGACAACATTCACATTTAAAATCATATAGTGGCATTAGATATCCCTAGTTCTTTCTTTACTTCTTCCCATGGTGTATAACCTTGTGCTATAAGTATGCTCATTCTGCATGAGCAAACTGCTACTGCTACCTGACTGCATTGTAGGTTGTCGTGTGCTGCTTGTATTAAATTTACTATAGATTGTCTGGCATCTTCCCAGCCTTCTAGGTATGACTCTTGTTTTAATATGCGTAGTGTTTTTTCCATTTCACTGCTCACCCGTTCTCCGTATTCTCTGGGTATGGCAGCGTAACCATAGACCCACAACTAGCACACTCACCGTCTAGGAAATAAAATGATATCTCTTTATTCTGGAATGCTACAAGTGCAATAAATATCTCTGACCCACATACACACACATCACCTATTGGTTCACCACGCAGGTCCATTGACCTGCTGTAGTCACCGTGGTGAATCAAATCTCGTATGTCTTTAGACTCTTCATTCACCATTATCTGTTCTTTCCTGTGGCTCGTCTGGTTCTACCTTTGGTCTGAACCCACCTAGATTTCTAACCAGAGATGCAAGGGCACGCTGAACCTTCTTGCGTGCACCCTCTGCTGTTGTATCTAAATCCTTTGCTATCTCTGACCACTCGGAAGACTCCGTGCTATATCTGGTTCTTAAAATGTTTTGCTTGGCTTCTGTTAGTTTGTAAAATGCTGAGGCAATATCAGACCTAAGAACTAACCAGTTGTTACCGTCATTGATTTCATTTGATTTAACCTGACTACCTATGTCTTTAATCTTTGTTGGAATCTCATATGATTCTGAGATGATAGATGGTAGGAAGGCTTCAACTACGGATACATCGTAGTAATATAAATCAAGTAACTCATAGCCAACCGTCCGCGCTTTCTCTTGTTCGCAATACTTAATTGCTGCATGCCTAAGAGATTTGGCTATGAGTTTGTCCTTGTCTTTTTGTTCTAAGGCTGACCACTCTTTGTACTTAGCAGGATGAGTAACAAACCACATCCACAATGTTTGGCATATGTCTTGCTGCTCAACCATTGGATATTTTTTGTGATACTCAGTGGCTATGGAAGCAACAACCGACTCGTATTCCTCCGTATATGCGCTTTCCATATAAAAAAATGTTACCCCTCTGCCTCAGAAATCCCTGCCCATTGTCCACGTTGTACCAATAGTCCGATTATTGCATAGTTTGCTAGGTCTACAAGCGTATCTTCTACTGTTTCGTAGTTGGGCGTGTCGCCCTTACCAACCAAGTGATTGAGTCTGGCTAACTTGTCGTGCATACGCACACGTAGCCCATTCATAGCACCGCCAGGAGCATGGGCTATGTTGAGCGGTCCGTAATCTGCATGCTTTTTGAATAGGATTGTCAGTAGTTCTTCTGCAATCTGTTCTGCATCTGTATTATTTTTCATTGAGTATATCCTTTATGTTGTCGTCGAACTTAAACATTGCTTCTTGAACTAACACCTCTTCGATAATCTCTTCGCCGTCACCGTTGGCTGTTGCAATTAGCACACCTGCCAACATAGTTAACATTGCTTTAGCATTATCTACATTTGAATCTATTTCTAAGTATACATCGTGTAAAGCATTAAGTAGGTCAAGACCTTTCTTGTCACTGATAGGTACACCTATAGCCCTTGGATTGTTCTTAACAAACTCCCATACTGGTTCTTTATTTTGAGATACATCTTCTGATTCTTTCATTGATAAACTCCGCTCCTAAACTCTGCACAATGCTATTTACATCGTGACCTTCTGGCATCTGGACAATGTTTACATTGCCTAGTTCCCTACTTATCTTCTTACCGAACTCTAAACCTGGAGCATCACCGTCTGCAAGAATAATCACTGTATCAAAGTCGTCTAGGATTTTAGAATAATATGGCTTCCAATTGTTTGCACCTGGAATACCTACTGCTGCATGTCCTGTTTTTATTACTACTGTCATTGCATCTATCTCACCTTCGGTGACACATATGTAATCATCTGAACCTAAAACTGACTGTGCATTAAACATTGTTGTCTTAGCACCTGGCATGCCCATGTACTTAGGGTCTTCACCCTGCATACTTCTGAATCGTATATCAACCACACCTGATGGTGTGATATATGGAATTGCTAGTCTACCTGTGTATGCTTCATGACCTGGAAGAGCGTCCTTCACTACTCCTAGATGAAACTGCTGAACTTCTGCGACCGATAGACCCCGTGTTGCTAGGTAATCTGCTGCCAGATTTATATGACTTGCGTACTGTTGTGTCGCCTGTAGGAGAAATTGCCTCTGCGAACTTGAGAGCCTCACTGTAGTTGCCTCCTTCCTTGTACATAATTAAATCATATACATCTCCACCAACACCACATCCGTGGCATTTGAATCTTTGTTCATCAAAGTTAATACCTGCTGATGCATGACCATCATCATGAAATGGACATTTGATTTTGCGCCAACCGTATCCCACTGCAGGGACGGTGGCGCCAACATACTCTAGATAGACAACAATGCTGTGCTTATCCATAGTAATAACCCTAGTAGTTCTTGTTGTAATGCTAAGAGCATTAAGTACTCAAACATTTTTCATTATCTCCTTTATTAGTTTAAGCCATACTGATGCTGGCATAGTACAGTACCATTCATCTACATTTGATTTGCCTTTGCGTTTATGTAGAACGGTACCTGTCCATGCGCTGTCATTCTTCATTTCAACTTCTAGTTCTTTAACCCAAGCACTGAGGTCTAAACGCACGTGGTCTTTGACCTCAATAGTAACGCCATTTACACCGCTGATATCGCCTTTGTCTAACTGTGCTCCTGCTATTCTGCGGTCTGCATACTGATAGCCGTTGGCTTTGAGCCACTTAACTACATCTGCTTCTGCTTTACTACCTTTACGCTTGGCTGGGTTACTCACACAATACCTTCCTGTTGATACTGGTATCTAATAGGAACATCTTCTAAGTACATTGACTCAGGGTCAAAGGATAAACTGACATAGTTGTTTCCTGTTTGGTCTGCCTTGCCATATCTATTTTTTACTGGAGCCACACATAAGTATGACTCTTCCCCTTGCTTCATCTGTCCTATTGTTAATACCATTGCAGGAATCTGATTGACTAATCCTTGAATAGCCGAACGTGGCTGACATGGATAACCTTCAAACCCTTCTTTAGTATGGTGTAATACTAGTAGTGCTGCGTTAGTATCTCTTGCAAGATACTTTAGTTCTTTCATTGCAGCACGCATTCCACCAAACTCATCATGCCCATCCATCGCAATATCCATTAAGTTATCTACAACGATTAGTGTTGGGCTTCTACCCCATACAGTTTCAAAGGCTGAAACTTCATCATCTAAGTCCTTGAGTGTAGGTGTAGATTCAAATGACCAGAACAAATGATTGTTATGCAATAGTAATTCATTTGCCTTATCTGGCTCACGCTTGAGCAATAGTTCTGCAGATGACTGACTAATCTTGCCAGTCATTGCAATCAAACGCATTGCCATAGTGTGTGCATTTGTATCTGCGCTGAAGTAAAGCGTTGGCTGTTTAACTCTGGCTGCAATTGCTAATGCAATTGAAGACTTGCCTGCACCTGGAGTGCCTGCAATTACAGTTACCTCTGCTCTACGCAGGATTATTCCTGCCCTTTCAAAAGCCTGAAAGGTAGGCGGCAATGGTTCGCCACCTACCTCCGACTTTGTTACTGAACGCTTAAGTGTTTTCATGTATCACAATCCCTAGTTAGTTGTTTGCCACATTGTTCACAACAAGTTGCTTCACAACCGTCATCATGTTTGTAACATTCGTCCCAAATGATACGACCACTACAACATTTAGATAATTGTTGAATTGGAAACATTATAACGTTCGACATAATTACTTAACTTGTTCTGGCACGAATGAGTTCCACTCGCTGCTTGCCATGTTTACATATTGATTCTTGCATTTATCAAACGCACCCTTTGGTGCTGGGCAGAAGTAACCTTTGTATGGCTTTCCGTCTTTGCCCATTCCTTGGATTGCTGTCATACGACCATGTGGACAGTTGCGTCCACCTGCAATTGGCTGCGTATATTCTTGTGCAGGAATTGTATTTCCTGTTTCAACAACGCTACCACCGATTGCTGCTGCTACTGCTGCTGCTGACATGACTGGTGTTGGACCAATCTTGCGGACATGTGACTCTAGTTCTTGTGTTGCTGAAACAATTGCATCTAATCCGTTAGCAATTGTCTGGTCTAGTTCTTCTCCGTTTGATGCACGTACCGTTACTAAACTACCTGCTGGTGTTTTGATTGTGATACTGATTGGTGCTTCTGAGTGTGACATATTTTTCCTATTCGAATGGAGTGGTAAGACCTTTTTGGTCTCGCCATTTTCTTACTTTCATTGCAAACTCTACACCTTTGTAGCCTTCTTTGATATCTACAAATACTAATTTGCAGTTACCTGTTCCTGCTGGTAGATGTATGATAATTGCTTTTTCTTTATTGATGTCGCCCCATGTTCCACGGGACGCCGTATCAGGGAAGTACGGCGTACCGTTGGCATAGATTGCCAACTGCATTGCAATGTTATGAGGATGGTCTATTCGACCTGTCTTCAAATCTGCAATGAACCGTTCTCCCTTGTACTCAACAACTCTATCTGGTGTACCTGCAATCTTAAACTTATCTAAGACTGCGAACTGTTCGATAAAGATTTTGCTGAGAACACTTGTTGTTTTTGCGTATGCTTCTATGTCAGGCATCCATTGGTCTGGTACCTGTCCTAACTCATGACCTAAATCTAATTTTTCTGTGAATGCATGGATAGCAGTACCAATGTTGGCTGCTTTACTAGCACCTGCAACTTCCATTGCTTCTTCTATGTATCCATTAACAGCCATCTTATCTTCTGCTGCTGCACTGATAGCCAATAATAAATCTGGGCGTGTAGTTAATCCGACTGCTGCCATACGCATCTTCCATGCTACTAGTGCAGAGGCATCGTCTAAACTATTTGCAATTGTAGTTGCCCGTGTATATGCAACTGGTGTTTTACTTTTAGGTGGCACAACCATTGGTCTGCCATATCTATCTCTATCTATTTCTACTGCAGGCATTTATATCTCCGTCTCCTATAGATGAAGCAGGCTGAGAAAGGAGACAAGAAAAATCTCAGCCTGCTTCAGTGCTAACAGTATAGCAGACCCCTCAATGTCTGCGACTGTATATGTCCCGTGTTCGCAAGTGGCGGGACCACCCACTTAGGTGACTGTATAAATAGAAATCCAGAAAGATTTATACAGTTGCGTTCCCCAACCAGAGGAATTATTCTGCAATGATATCGCTTACTTCAATATCATCGACCCATATTTCTCCATCGATTGACTGAAGTTCTACATTGATATCATCACGAACCATATCTTCTACTTCGTCCTTGCTAGCAGCCTCAATACCACTAACATTTACATAGATACGTACTGTTGCTGACCAACTACGACGTAGTTCATCTGCTCCGATATCACGTAGCATGTCATTGATTTCTTCAACTGATGTAGTAATCTCCTGGTCTCCAGGTGAATACTGACTACTAAAGAACTCATATACTTTGTTACGTACATCAATTAACTTTCGTATAGATTCTGCTTGCTGCGTTTGTGCATGTGTACGGTCTTGAATAAAGCGTAGTACTTCTGCTTCTGTATATGTTATTGAATCGTTTGATTCTGGGTTAGTTACTGTGATTGTATTCACTGTTGTTCGTCTCCTTCTGAATATAGCCATGGTTCTAGATGATGTCCTTTCACTATGGCGTGGGCTGGCGCAGAACTCTGCCCACGCCACTCAACACCATGTGGTAGTTCAATTAGTTTATCATACTCTTTTTCATCACATGCATAGATAGCATCAATGCATGGTTGCACCATGCTTGGTGGTACTGGTGGATAGTGATTAGAAGTTAGATGAATAGCAATAGATTGATGTATATCTATTACTGATTGCGATAGGTCATAGGCTGTGTTGTATCCCATTACACACCAAGCAATTCTAATGCACGCAACTTAATTCCATCGTTGCGTCCTGCAATGGTAGCAATGGATGAGTCACGGGCTGTGTGGTGGTCAGCATATTCAATGACTGACTGCCATAATCCAAACTCAGTATTGCGTATGTTTTCTTGTGTCTCTGATTGAGTAAAGATATTCATTGCCTTGTGCCGTGCTGTATTAGCCCGTGCTCTAGCGTTCTTCTCACCCTTACTTAACATCTCAATAGGTGCGTTTTCAATATGTGCTGGTAGTGCCCATACTTTTTTAAAGAAAGCAATTGCTTTTGCTCTATCTGCATCACGTTGAAGTAATGTGTTGGCTAGATTTGTGTATGTTTCTACACTTGTGTATGTCAAGTCAAGTAAGTTTCTCATCTCACTAATTGACAACTGAGCATTGGATGTATGACGCAGCGTGTATGTATGGTCTTTCTTCTTAGCCTTGAAGACACGGTTAATCTGGTTGCTGCAAAACAAACGCTCAATAATAGGACGTATGATTACAGAACTAGAACCATCATGGCTAGTGCGTGCTAGTAAGAATGCTGCATGCGGGTCGCCCATAATTTCCATTTCTTTTGGTAGTGCCATAAGCATCCATACTTTTGCACCATTGTCATACTCACCTGCTGCTGTATAGCGTGCTTCACCTGAGTCAATCAATGTATCAAGAGAGCCAAAGACTTCTTGGTTTTGAAAGACCTTGTAGTTCTTGCCAACTACACCAATGACTTCGTTTTTATTGTCTTTGTTAACTCGTAGTACTGCTCGTTTGTTTTCAATTGGATAGTAATCTCTTACTGATTCAAGTGTGTTAACTGAACTATCTACATATGCTTGCATTTCATGTAGATGTACTGTCCAATCTAAGCCCGCTTGTTGTATAACTTCGCGGGCACTGGTTGCTTCTACTGCTGTGCCTGCTTTAATCCAGGCTGACCTGTTTTTAGTTGTTGTCATGATGTCTCCTTACCATGATGCTTGATATTTAAAGGACCAATCCTCTGGGATTGTTGCAAGTAATACAGATAGTTTATCATATGTTTCTTTGATGCTATCCATATACCATTCGTCGTACTCAGTACTACCAAAGAAGAATCCATCCCGCGTTGGCAGCGCAAATTCTGCCAACGTGGGCTCGTCAAGAATCTGCTCGCAAACATCGCGTAATCTTTCTAATCGTTCTCTTGATACATAGAAAGGAGTGCAGTCATCTTCTCTGCCATCTAGGAACCAGTCGTGAATAGCGTTAGCCTTACGCCAGTATGCTACTTCAACT